AACCAGTGCAGCGGTTTGGCATTGCGAGGCTTTCTTGCATGGTGACGGCACATTGGCGACACCGTTTGAGTAACGGCTGATTGTTAACTGGGTGGGGCTTTGCCCCATCCGGTTTTTTAAGGAGATAAAAATGGCTGATACGGTAACAAGTCAAACCATCATGGATGGGGCGCGTTATGTCGTAATGAGCTTTACCAATGTGAGTGATGGCACAGGCGAGTCTGCGGTAACAAAGGTGGATGTTTCTGCCCTTGAGTCTGATCCGATGACAGGGGCTGCTTGTGACGGGGTTTCCATAGAATCGGTGACGTTCTCGACATTTGGCATGAGCGTAAAACTTTTGTGGGACGCATCAACTGATGTGTTATGCCTTCATTTGCCTGCGGATTACGCAGATACTCTCGATTACAGCAATTTTGGTAGCTTAAAGAATAATTCAGGTTCAGGAAAAACGGGCGATATACAATTTACCACGGTAGGACATGACAGTGGTGATGCTTATACCGTAACCCTGAAAATGATTAAGAGTTACGCATAGGAGAATATGATGGCAAAGCTAGAAATTTTTCAGAATGGAACCTCTTTGCATCCTGACACTATGGGTGATCCGGTTTACCAGATTGGCACTAAAAATGCTGATGGTGAATACGATGTGGTGGTTTTCGAGGCTATGACAGAAAAACAGGCGAAAGAAAAGCTCAAGGAATTGAGCGGTTCAAATCCTGAGCCTAAAAAATCACCCCCGAAGAAAAAAGTGGCTGCCAAAAAGAAGGTTGTTGCTAAAAAGAAAACAACAAAAAAAACGGCTAAGAAGAAACGCTGATGGCAATTAGTCGGGCGCAAATGGGAAAGCAGGTAAAAAATGGGCCTGTTACTAAAGGTAACAGAAAGATTTTAACGCTTCCCAAAGGGGTAAAAAGAAAGCCAAAAATGATGACGCGCTTAATGCGTGAATCAGGGAGATGCGTATAAATGGCAACCAGTGGCACTTATTCGTTTAATCTGGACTTGAGCGATATTCTTGAAGAAGCTTATGAACGGGCTGGTCTTGAGTTGCGTAGCGGTTATGACTATCGCACAGCAAGGCGTAGCTTGGACTTAATGTTTCTGGAATGGCAGAACAAGGGTCTAAACCTTTGGACGGTTCAGGAAGGCTCTCAGACGCTTACAGCAGGTACTGGTCGTTATGCTTTGGCAGGCGATCAGTTGGATGTGATTGAGGCTTCGTTAAGAACTGATGATGGTGATACTGACAAGCAGAGTGATCTGACCATGAGTCGAATTTCTATCAGTCAGTATTCACATCTGACCAATAAGCTGACTCAGGGTCGTCCGATTCAATATTGGATTGAAAAAGACCCAGATGCTATTGCTTTGAATGTATGGCCTGTTCCTGATGATGCAGAAACCTATAAGGTTAATTATTACTATATTCAGCGTGTAGAGGATACAGGGAGTCCTGCTTCCAATAATGTTGATATTCCTGCAAGGTTTTTGCCTTGCATGGCAGCAGGATTGGCTTATTACATCAGCGTTAAAAGACCTGAAGCATCTGACAGAGCGCCATTATTAAAGCAAATTTACGATGAGCAATGGGATTTGGCAGCAGATGCTGACAGAGATAAGTCATCGTTTTTTATGGTTCCTGGGGGGTATAGCCGAGTATGAGTAGCTACGCTACAGGTAAAAAGGCTTTCGGGTTCTGTGACAGGACAGGATTCAGGTATCCGTTGAAGGATTTAGTTCCACAGATAGAAAATGGCAGGCCCAATGGTTTGCTGGTGGGTCGTGATGTGGTCGATGAAGACCAGCCTCAGTTGCAGTTAGGTCGTCTTAAAACAGCAGACCCACAGGCATTGCGTAATCCAAGACCAGATCAGGGAGAAGCAGAAAGTCGCAGACTATATGCTTTTGATCCTGTGGGCGGGGGTGATAGCGCCTTGGGCAGCAGAACGGTAGGCTTGGATATTACGGCTGAGGTCGGAAAAGTGACAGTGAGTACAGGATAATGGCTTGGACATACACAACGCTTCAAAACGCGATTAAGGATTACTTGCAAAACTCTGAAACGACTTTTGAAAATAATCTTGCCAATATGATCGTTCAGGCAGAAAACAGAATACTAAAATCGGTGCAGTTGCCTGATTTTAGAAAGAACACTACGGGAACAATGACCTCTGGAACGGCATATCTTTCAACGCCTACGGATTTTATGTCTCCATATTCTCTGGCGCTTGACAACAGTGGCTATGAGTTTCTTATTTTTAAGGACGTTAATTTCATCCGAGAGGCTTATCCGGTCTCTACAACAACGGCTACACCGAAGTATTACGCCATGTTTGATGATGCTTCATTTATCTTAGGGCCGACACCTAACAGCAATTACACAGTAGAACTGCATTATTTTTATAAACCTACGTCTATTACTACGTCAGCAGACGGAACAAGCTGGCTGGGTAATAACGCAGAAACTGCTTTGCTCTACGGCTGTCTTGTGGAAGGATACACTTTTATGAAAGGAGAGCCTGATGTGTTCGCTGCGTACCAGAAGCAATATGAAGATGCTCTGATGCAGTTGAAGTCATTGGGCGAAGGTTATAGTACAACGGACAGTTATCGTAGCGGTGCTGTAAGGAAAGAAAGAGTCTGATGCTAAATATAAGCGCACAAGTTGAGCCTGGAAGTTGCATTGTTTATACAACGGAAAACAGAGGTTTTACCCCAGAAGAAATTGCTAAAAGAGCAATCCCCAAGGTAGTTTCTATTGCTGAGGGTGCAGACCCAGAAGTAAGGGAACAGGCAGAGGCATTTAAACAAAGACTTTTTCATGTGATTGTGAAGGCTTGCAATGATGCGATAAAGAGCGACAGAACAACGCTCATAAATCTTTTGACACAACAGGGCCATAAAGATATGGCAGACATTTTAAGGAGGCTGTAATGGCTCACACACAAGCGGTATGCACCAGCTTCAAATCTGAATTGCTTCAGGGCATACACAATTTTCATAACGGATCGGGTGGCGGTACAACCACGACTACAGGGACAGGTAATACTTTTAAGATTGCTCTTTATACCAGTAGTAGCACGATGTCGGCCTCAACTACCGCCTATACGACCACAAACGAGGTGTCCGGCACGAACTACAGCGCCGGAGGTAATACATTAACGAATGTCGATCCGTCAACCTCTGGAACAACCGCCCTGACAGATTTTGCAGACAGCACTTGGAGTTCAGCCACGATAACTGCAAACGGGGCATTGATTTACAACTCAAGCACCACAGCGGGGTCAGCAAACAGAGCGGTGGTTGTTCTGGCATTTGGCGGTGATAAAACAAGTACGGCTGGTGATTTTACGATTGCATTTCCCACGGCAGATGCAAGTAACGCGATTATAAGGATCGCATAACAGGTTAATGGAATGGCAGATGCAAAAGTCGCATGGCAGGGATGGAACTCCAGCAATATTTCATGGGGCGAAAGCACATGGGGTGATGCAGAAGAGGCAGTGCCAGGCACAACAGCCTCTGTCGGTTCTGTTTCAGTCAGTGCAGAAGCAGGCGTATCAGCTTCAGGAAATGAAGCCACTGTATCAACGTCTTCTGTCACGGTTACAGCGGCGGCTTCGGTCAGCGCAAGCGGCAATTCGGCAACGGCTTCAGTTGGCTCTGTCACGGTTGCAGGCGTTGCCAACGTATCAGTCACTGCGTCAGCGTCTACAGCCTCCGTTGGGAGCGTTACCCCTTCGGCCTCTGCGGGAGTTTCGGTATCAGGAAATTCCGCTACGGCTAATGTTGGCAGCGTTAGTATTTCTGCCGCTGCTGGTGTTAGCGTTACTGGTTCGGGTGCTACTGCATCTGTTGGTAGTGTTAGCACTGAAACCGCTAATGTTGTTGATGTTACGGCTCCTGAGTCTCAGGCGCTCGTTGGCAGTGTCAGCACTGGTTCCGATGCGGTGGTTACGCCAAGCGGAAACAGCGTTGAAGCAACAACGTCCGGTATCAACATATGGGGGCTTGTTGACACAGATCAGACAGCAAGTTGGAGCGGTATCAGCACTACTCAGACACCTGAGTGGTCTGGTGTATCAACAACTCAGGACGGTTCTTGGTCTTCCGTATCAAATTCACAAACAGCTAACTGGAGTTCGGTGGATGCTGACCAGACTCCTGAATGGAAAGAGGTAGCTTAAATGGCGACATACGTTAATGATCTCAGATTAAAAGAGATAGCAACTGGTGATGAATCAGGGACATGGGGCACAAGCACGAACACGAATCTTGGGTTAATTGCTGAAGCATGGGGCAGCGGTTCTGAAGCAATCACTGGCACAAGTCATACCATTACTATGGCAGATGGATCAAGTGATGCTGCAAGGGCTTATGCACTGACTTTGACAGGCTCTACTACTGCGACTAACACAGTGACTCTTGCTCCTAATACGGTTAGCAAAACTTGGATTATTCAAAACAGTGCTGGGTATCAGGTCACTATTTCACAAGGCACAGGCGCTAATGTCGTAATTCCTAATGGTGGAATTAAGATGATTGTTACTGATGGAGCAGGCGCAGGAGCCGCCGTTACTGATGTACTCGATTTAACAGGCGGTACGGGTAATGTAGGGCTAGGTTCTGGCAACTTAGGCACTGGCCTAACAACCGGAACGGATAATGTCGCCATAGGCGAAGATGCTGGCAATGCCTTGACAGCAGGAAATGAAAATACTTTAGTCGGAGATAATGCAGGCGGTGCGATAACAACGGGTAGCGATAATGTTGCTATAGGCTCTGGTGCGCTAGATGCTGTGACAACAGCAAGTAATAATATAGCAATTGGATCAGATGCTCTTGGGGCTAATACTTCTGGAACGGATAACGTAGCCGTTGGAGATTCAGCAGGCGATGCGGTGACTACCGGATCAGATAATACGCTGATTGGAGATAACGCTGGTGGAGCCATAACAACGGGCGGTGACAATACGGTTGTGGGTTCAGGCGCATTAGCCACAGAAGACGGAAACGGACAAAATGTAGCGGTTGGATCGGCTGCATTAGCCACCCTAAACGCTGGTGCTGATGCGGGTAACGTGGCGGTGGGATATCAGGCTCTTACAGCAGCTACCACGGGAGTTGATAATGTAGCGGTGGGCTTTCAAGCAGGTGACTCAGTTACCACTGGCTCAGATAATACTTTAATTGGAGATAGTGCTGGCGGAGCTTTAACAACAGGGGCAAATAATGTCGCGGTGGGTTCGGCGGCTTTATCAACAGAGGATGGAAACGGAAGTAATGTTGCGGTGGGCGTTTCTGCTCTTGCGACCCTGAATGCTGGTGCAGATGCTGGCAATGTAGCAGTCGGACATGAAGCATTAACTGCCGCAACTACCGGAGTTGATAATGTTGCGGTAGGTTTTCAGGCTGGAGATGCTGTAACAACAGGAAATGATAATACTTTTGTGGGAGATAGCGCAGGGAGTGCTGCTACAACATCATCTCAGAATACGGGGATAGGATCAGATGCCTTAAAAGCAACGACCACTGGCGGTGACAATACGGCGGTGGGAAAGGGGGCTTTAACCGCTAATACCACTGGAGCTAACAATACCGCCATAGGAATCAAGGCTTTAGAGACTACGACTACGGTAAGCGGATTGACCGCAGTTGGGCATGATGCATTAACTGCTAACACCACCGGAACTTTTGGTACAGCAGTAGGATTCAATGCTCTGGCTGCAAACACGACCGGAATCAGGAATACGGCTGTAGGTTCTGGTGCGCTGGATGTGAACACAACGGGCGAGAGAAATGTGGCGCTCGGTCAGGATGCGCTAGGGTCTAATACTACTGGTAGTAAGAATATTGCCATAGGACAAGCCGCCCTCGATGCAAATACAACAACAGATGCAAACACGGCGATTGGTTATGCGGCTTTAGGGGCTAATACGGCAGCCGATAACACCGCAGTTGGATATTTTGCTCTATTGAACAACACCACAGGTCATTCAGGTGTAGCAGTAGGTAAAGACGCTTTAGCAGCTAATACCACAGGAAATTACAATGTGGCAGTTGGTGTAGATGCCTTAACAGCAAATACAACTGGTGGTGAGAATACAGCGATGGGCATACAAGCTATGATTGCCAACACCACAGGAACTGGTAACGTTGCTATTGGTACTTCGTCACTAGATGCCAACACCACCGCAGACTACAACACTGCTGTTGGTGCTAGTGCATTAGGGGCAAACACCACGGGAACTTTCAACGTATGCGTAGGCGCAAATGCAGGTGATGCCCTCACGACAGGAGGTGCTAATACCATCATTGGATATAATGCAGGAACACATGATGTCAACCTGACAACCGGAGGTGATAACACGCTTATTGGTGCTTACAATGATGTTTCTGCTTCAG